AGTCGCCGTTCGGCAGCGACCAATTTGCCGTGCCGGTCAGGTAGGCGCTCGTGGGCAGGTTCAGGCTCATGCGAACAGCATCGTGGCGGTGTGCAGCGCCAGCGCGCCGGCGGCGTTGCTGGCGACGCCGGTGTGACGCTTGATCTGGACGCGGACGTAGTCGCCTGCGGCGACGCTATCCGTGTTGCTAACGGTGATGCTGGCCTCAGCCATGTGCCCGGCCGTTCCGGGGACGGCAACGGTGTTCGACGTGTTCGCCGTGTCGAAGCTGTCGGTGGCGATGGCGGCGGCGTCGCCGGGCGTCAGCGCCATCACGGCGACGGTCCACGCACCGTTCCCGGTCGTCGGGCCTTCGGAGACGAACTGGATCTTCACCGTGGCCGCGCCGCCCGGCCAGCGGAACTTGCGCCGCAATTCGTCGGCGCCGGATTGAGAGAATGACCAGACGCCGGTGTCTGCGACCCACTTGAACGTCGGCGGCGCGCTCGCCTTCGGCGTGGCGCCATCGAGGAGGTCGATCTGCGACAGGCTGCCGCCGCCCCCGCCGCCGGCCTCAGGTGTCGCCCAGACGATGTCGTAGTCGTCGCCGCTGGCCTTGGTCGCGACCTGCCCAGTCGTGCCGCCGGCTGGCATCTGACGGGCGCCGTTGAGTGTCGCAAGCTTCGTCCGCTCGGCGTCCGTCATGATGACGAAGCCGTTGGCGTCCGTGACGAGGTCGGCAGTGACATCGCCGGCCTGAAGCTCGACGACGCCGTCCCGGCCGAAGACGCTGACGACGGACTGCTCCATCCACTCCGGCAGAAGAGAGCCGTTGAGCCCGAGGAAGTGGCCTTCGGAGGTCGCCGCCGGCAGGTTGCCGGTGAGCGCCGCGACAGCGTCGATGGCGGTCTGGACGTTGGCCGCGTTAAGGCCGCTGGAAGCGTTGTCGTAGGAGGTCAGGGCTGCCGTGTAGTCGCCGAACTCGGCGGTGATGTCGCCGATCCGCCCGAACACGCGCGTGATCGCGCCGCCGACGACCCCACCGCTGCTGTCGCCAGTGCCGGCCTGGACTGCAGATGCGACCAGCAGCACCGGCCCCTCGTTCGGGCCGTTCACGCCACCCTTGACGATGACGAAGTAGTCCGTCTCGGGGTTGTAACCGCCCGTCTGCGCGTAGCCGGTGATGGGCTTGATGTCGGGCATCAGAAGATCACCACGTGCACGAAGTCAGATCCGCCGAGGTTCGTGGCGGCGCCGCCGACGCCGTTGTTGATGGTGTTCGACTCCACGCTGTTCTGCCCGCCTGGAACGACGATGGTCGTCGCCACGCGGAACTCGATCTGGCCGGCGACGGCCGAAACGATGTGCACCATCCTCTGCGTCGGCCCCTGGAAGGTCAGTTGCGGGATGAAGGTGGCCGGCAGCTCTGGGGTGAAGACGAGCCGGTAGAGCCCGGTGCCGTAGGTGCTGGCAACCGCCGTGTAGCCGGTGCCCGAGATCTGCGCGAGCGTCGCGCTCGCCCCGACGCGGCAGGCGAGCTTGGCTTGCCCCGGCAGGCCGGTCGGCGTTGCCCACGACGGGTTTAAGCCGCCGCGCCAGAACTGCTGCTGCGTACCGACCGCCCCGGCGTACCAGCCAGAGGAGCCGTAGACCGCCATCGAGCCCTGCTGCTGGCCGGTGAGCGAAAGCTGCGCGCCAGTGACGGTGCCCGCAAACTGCGACGCTGGAACGAGGAACGTGGCCCACTTCGACCGGGCGGGGTCCCACACGACCTCGACGAGCTGCCCCGTCTTGATGGCCTGGGCCGGGAGCGTCGCGCCGTCCGCGTAGATCATCTCGCGGTCGCCGGTGCCGTTGTTGAAGGTCGGGCCGGCGTTTGGGTTGGCGTGGTTGGCGAACCAGCACACCCGCGTCGCGTTCGACTGCGCCGTCGCCACCGCGTAGGCACCGCCCGATCCGGTCGAGACGGCGACGCCAGATATGTCCGACCACCAGCGGCGCACCCGCGCCATCAGCTCGCGGACGATGCCGCCGTAGAGCCCAGCGACGGTGCCGATGGCCCAGCCGTTCGGGGGCGTGGCGGTGTTGCTGGCCGCGAGCGGGCTGTAATCTCTGATCTCCGGCACCTACTGCTGCTCCTCTCGCTGCCACGCGGCCAGCGCGTTCGGCCCCTGGAACACCAGGGCCGGGCGCAGCGGACGGCCCGTTGTGTCCTTGTTCAGCGCCGCGATAGCGGCCTGGATCTTGGCCGGGTCGGTTTCCTTCAGGATATCGACGATGCGCTCCGCGATTTTCCCCTGCGTGCGTCGGATGAGAGCGCCCGAGGTCTCGACGGACGCGCCGACGCCTCCACGGATCATCGCGCCCTGGACGGACCCGCTGACGAGGTTGTGCAGCATCCGAATGAGCGACCGCTTGTCCTCGATGGGGATGAACGTCTTCTTGCCGCCCATGGCCTCGCCGGCTGTCTTCTTTGCCTGGGCAGCGGCGGCGGCCTTGGCGTACCGCTCCGTCACCTCGCGATAGTGCGGCACAGCGTCGGCCAGCGCCTGATCCAACTCGTCAGCGGCCTGCCGAACCCCGTCGCTCTGCACGCTGCTCTTCTTGGCCAGGGTGCGGGCCTTTGCCGCGAGGTCGGCCTTGACCGCCTGGAGTCGGGCGAGGTTCGTCGGCGCGATGTTCTGGAACGCGAGGTTGTCGGCGGTGCGCTTCATCGCCCGCTGGACATGCTTGTTGTTGTCGAGCAGATCCTGCACGCGCGTCGATGACACGATTGGCGCCGCCGCAACATCTGTGGCGCGCGTCTTCGCGCTCATCGCCGGGATGCCCAGCACGCTCTGGTAAAGCTCGCCGGCCGCCTTCTTCTCAGCCTGCCCACGTTCGACGATCTGCTTCCCGACGCCGGCCAGGGTGGCGGCGTTCTTCCCGCCGCCGGCAAGCACGCTGCGCCCGGCCGCTTCCATCAGCGGCTGCTCGGCGAGCGGCTGAGCGGCCGTCAGTGCCGGCGCCCCGGGGTTGACGCGGGCGCCGGTCTCCGCGCTCTCGCGGAGCACCTGCTGCGCGCCCTGCCCGACCGGGCCGGTGAACGGGTTCTGCGGCCTCCCCATGGCCGCGCGGATCTGGTTCGCCAGCGCGTGCCCGCCACGGGCGATGAGGTGGCCTGCGGCGAGGCCGAAGGTGCCGCCAGCAAGCCCGCTGGCAGCGCCGCCGAGGGCGCCCTCGGCCCGGTCGTCTTGGTTCCGCCCAGCGCCTTCGATAGCCCCGAGGCCCGTCGCCGTCGCCAGCGCGGCGGGGATGGACGCGACGGTCGCCGGCAGGGCCGCCGCGAGCCCGACACCACCAGCGACGCCGCCGGCCAGTTCTGCCGCTGTGCGCCGGCCGGCCGGCATCGCCTCGACCGGCGCCATGTAGTCGCGCCGGTTCTGCTCCTCGTCGCCGCCATGCAGCGCCGTGATGGCCTTGGCGGCAAGCTCGTCCGTCCAGCCGCCGATGCCCGGCAGGCCCTGCGCCATCGCCTTCGCGAAGGTGATGTTGCCCGTCATGGCTTGCGAAATGCTCGCCATGAGCCCTGGCTTCTCGGCAGGCGCGGCAGCAGGCTGAGCCTGCGGCGGGGCGCCCTGGATCATGGCCGCAATCTTGCGCGCGGCCTCCACGTCGCCCGCAGAGTGCGCCCTCCCCAATGCGTCGATCATCTGCTGCCTCGTCGGCACTTCATGGCCCCGTGAAGTACTGGTGGAGGCTCGGGTCGACGTCGCTCAGGTCTGCGCCGCCGGCTGCTGCGGGCTGCCCAAGCCTTCCCTGCCACTTATCGGCCAACCCGCCGTAGATCGGGTGTTCCTTGTCGTAGGCCGCCTTGAACGCATCCAGTTCGACCGGGTCCACCTCGCCATTGCGGCCCCGGATGTACTCCCGGGCAGCAGCGGCGCGCTTGGAACGGTGCTCGGCCTTCGCCTCCTGCGCCTCGACCATGAGCTTGCGGCCCTGCGGGGTCTGCTCGATGCCGGGCGGGATCGCGCGAAGGAACTCAATGTCCCTGTCCGACGTGGCACCGGGCAGGCCGCCGAGCGGGCCATCAGGAGAGCGGGCGCCGAGGGCAAACTGGTTGACGAGGCCCTCCGCCGCCTCCTTGGTGGCGATCTGCTTCTCATCGACCGGGATGCCGAGGCCGCGCGCGGCTTTGGCGAACTTGAGCCGCCACTGGTCGAACCCTTCGCCGGTTGGCGTCTCTCCGAGCAGCGCGTCGATCTGGCGGAAGTCCTGCGCCATCTTGCGCGCGGCCTCCGCCTCCTTCTGGAGGCCGACGTACGCCTTCCCAGACTCCTTGTAGATCTCCTGATCGAAGGCGCCCTGCGTTGCCCCGTAGATGGCGGTCGGCGACACTTTCACGTTCGTGGCGGCGCTCCGCGCCTTGTTGAGGCCGAACTGCATCAGCACTTGGTTCGGGTCGATCTGGCCGGTGAGCTTGTTCATCGGCCCGATGTCGGTCGAGACGTACTCCGGGAACTCGCCGATGACGGCACCGTTTTGCTGGTCAACCAGCCTGCCGTTGATGCTCGCCCGCTTCAGCCGGTCGGCCAGCCCGGGGCCAAGCTGCTCGGAGAACGACCGCATGGCCCCCTCTGGGAGCCCGTACGCCTTCTCCAGGGCCGCCGCGTCCTGCTGCTGCGTCTGCCACTGCTGCTGCTTGAGTGCCAACTCCTGGCGCTGGAGCTCGTTGTCGGCGTTCTGGTTGGCCATCTGCGCCTGGAGCTGCTGCATTCGCATCATCTCCGGCAGCATCCCCTCCATGCCCCCGCCGCCCTGCGGCTGCTGGCCGTAGTAGTTCGTGTTCGTGGACTTGGACAACGACCGCCCCAGCCCCTGCGCCATGCTGGCGAGCAGGAGCATCTTCATCGGGTCGCCGCCGCCCTGGCCGTCCCAGATCGCCATCAGAGCTTGCCGCTGAGGGTGCGCATCAGGCCGTCCAGGCCGCTCATGCCGAGCATGAGCCGCTGGTCGGTCGGCATTCCTTTGAGGTAGGCGTTGAACTTCTCCCACCCGGACATGCTCGCCGGCCCCTGTTGAGCGCGCTGTCCGACGCGCATGAGACTGTCCTGCGGGACGTCCTCGTGAGGCGCCACCGCGCCCAAGCCCCTGTCTCTATAGGCAGAGGCGGCGAAGATCGGGCTCTGCATGAGGTCGGAGCTCGGCGTGGCTCCGCCGCCCGTCATCGCTGGGAACGTCGGCGCAATCGGCGTGGTCGCGATGGGCTGCTGCTGATCTTGCTGCGGCTGCTGCTGTTGCGGCTGCCCGCCCATACCCCCGCCGAGGGCACCCATGAGATCTATGCCGCCACCGCCGCCCTGCGGGCCTTGAGGTGCGCCTTGCGGGGGAGCCCCTCCGCCCGGCGCGCTCTGAGCGCCACCCTTGCCCATCCCGCCGAGAAGCGCCATCAGGATCATCGGGTTCATCGGTTCGCGAAGCCTCCTGCAAGGGCGCCGAGGAGCCCGCCGCCGACCGCGCCCCAGCCTCCGCCAGCGGCGCCACCCATCATCGCCCCGTTCGTTCCGCCACTGAGCATCCCGGGGAGCAGCCCCGTGCTGCCGGGCGTTCCGGGCATCGTCTGCGGCTGAAGCTGCGGCCCAACGGCGCCCATGACGCCCTGGAGCCGGCGCATCCGCTCCGTCTGCTGCGCGTCGTAGCGCGCCCGGTCAGCGTCGATCTCAGCCTGCCGCTGTCCCTGAAGGAGCTGCTGTGCGCCGAGGGCCTGGTTCAGCCCGAAGAAGTCGGCGTTCGCCAGATCCGGGGCGAGCCCAGCCATCTGGCTCTGGTTCGCCCTCTCCTGCTGGTAGTTCTGCATCATCAGCGGAGCCGCCGCGCTGCTGAATGCCTCCGTCAGGTACTGGAGATGCGCCGGCGACCCCTCCATGCCGCTGCCCGCGAACTGGCCGCCGATCTGGCGCCCGAGCATGTCGGTCATCCGGGCGACGGACTTCTGGAGGTAGGGGTTCTCCTGATCGAGGTAGCGCCCCGAGAGCACGTCCGAAGCGTAGCCCTGCGACTGCCCAAGGAGAGGGTTCCCCCCAAGGCCCCGCTGCGTGATGGCGTCGATGGCCTGCCCCTGGCCACCCGTCATGTCCGCGACCCAGTCGCCGCCGTACGTCCCGATGGGCGTGTTCAGGACGCTCGTGGAG